AATTCAAACAATACCAGGTCTAACTGGTTTTACGTACGCTCGTGTGGCATCTATGGACAAACGTGCTGTTGGTAAGCTTACTGACGCTAACCACTTAGAGAGCTTCCACTCAACGGAGCCTGCTGATTATGATAAGAAAATCATCAGCATCTATACACAGAGTTCTTTGTATAGCAACGATTTTCTTGACATGATTAATAAGAGCACTCCTTATTACATTGACAACAACAGTGATGCTTGGAAATGGCAAATTGCTGTTCCTTACAAGTTTCCAAAAATTATCAGTGTTCCTGATACTACAACTAACTTGAGCAAGCCTGGTATTGATGGTCAAGAGTTCCAATTGATATTAGATACAAATGAGTTCTCTAAGAACGCTATTGTTTCTGTTGGTTCTCGCCAATATGGTCCTCGCTTCTACGTTATTAAAGATCCTGTTCCTTGGAACATGGGATTCTTGTATAGCTTCACACTGGTTACAGATAATCCTGTAGTGGATTTTGTAAGCTCCACCTTCTTACAAGTGGGTATTGAGTTGGAACTGGTTGATGCTGCTATTGGTGAGTTTGACCAAGATTTGTTAGGTCTTCCTCGCTTGGGTGAGCAAATCACTATGTTTGAATCTTTAGGTTCTGGATATGGTTATGAGCACAAAATTACAGAATGGGCTGATGACAAGACAATGGTTGATGCTAGCGGTAAGGCATTAGACATTTTAGTGTACGCTCCTCAAAGACGTAATCAACTACCTTTAACTCGTAATGATGTTAAATGGGAACCATTTATTGAATTCTGGATGCGTAAGTCTATGCTGGAACTGAAAGTTAAGCGTATGATTTGGTCTCGCCCAGGAACTGTTAAAACTAATGGTTCTAGACAAGAAGTTAAACGTACCTCTGCTGGTGTTTACCATCGTATGCGTAACAACGGTAACTTAGTTCAATACAATCGTGGTGAATTTAGTGCAAACTTAATTCGTAGCGTATTTGGTGACTTGTTCTATCGTCGTGTGGATGTTAAAGATCGTAGAGTTAAAATGTATACAAACGAAGCTGGTTTTGACGTATTCCAACAAGCTTTGAAGGCTGACGCTTTAAACAGTGGTCTCACCTTTATGGCTGATTCTGGTAATCGTTATTTACAAGGAGAAGGACAACATATCACTTACAACTTTGCTTTCGATGCAATGGTTACTCGTGAGACTGGTCGTGTTGAACTTATTCACTTGAAAGAACTTGACCTGCCTCAAACTAACCTGGAATTTGGTCAGAATAAGAAGTCAACCCCTGTATTCATGGTGTTTGATGTATCTCCTATGTCTGATGGTTCCTTGATTAACAACATCCGTGAGGTGAGAATGAAGGGTGCTCCTTCTATGACTTGGGGATATATTGATGGCACTCGTCACCACTTAGGCTTTGCTAAGTCTCAGGGTATGAGTTCTGCTAACAAATTCCCAGGATATGAAATCTGGATGAAAGACCGTTGTGATGTATTCATTGAAGACTTGTCTCGTACAGTTTTGATTGAAGAAATTCCACAGTTCTAAGAACTATACCAAGAAGAGAATGCCCCCCACACTTCCAAGTGGGGGAGCTCTTCTTACATACAGAGTGTTGGATTTGGGAACATTCCAGTCGCTACTCCTTCGATGGAAACCACTCTGCTAAATAAACCAAAATCAACTAAATAATGGCTAAGTTAGGCAAAATCTCAACGATTAAGAAAGAGTATCAAAACTCTCAACTTCAGACAATGCAAGGTGGTCTTGCAAATAGAGGACTAACACGTATTCCTGGTACAGGGGTGTTTAAATATCCCTACAAGGAATTAGATGGTAAATACAGAACAGGCTTAGATCCTGACGCTAGTTACATCCGTAGAATTTCTGACCCTCTGGAAAGAGAAATGGAAGTTGAACGTGTTACTAAACTAAAAGAAAAACTTGAATACGCTCTTGGAAGTATTGATCTTGGTCCTCGTGCGCCTTTCTGGAACTACGGACTATCTACATCTTCTTCAGATGCTATGCACGTGCAACCTGTAAAACTGATGGATGGAGATAACTATTATGACCTTTCTAATCCTCTACAAGAATTAGCATTCTCTTGGTTACGTGTTCACCCAACTATTGCAAGCTCTTATCAAGCTTGGGAACGTGGTGAATATCCTGCAGATATACAATTTTATGTAGCAGATGACGATATTGAAAATGCTGTTCTGTTTAAAAAGAAACAAATTATCAATAAAGCTATCATCAAATTTGATAGTATGTCTCCTGAGAAAAAGAAAAAAGTGGCAAGACTTTTAGGATTGCCAGTTTCAGATGACACTAAAGAAGACACTGTTTACAATCTTGTAGATAATGTATTAAAAGAAACAGAGTTTAAGAATGGTAAATACCAAGGACTAAATCCTGTAGAAGTGTTCACAAGATTTGCTGATATGAAAGAAAATCTTCTTCATATTAAAGACTTAGTTAAACAAGCTGTTACACACTCTGTTTATAGAATCAGACCTAATGGTAAGGTGTATGAAGGAGAGTTTGAAGTGGCTAAAGATGAAGATGATTTAATTAAATTGCTCTCTGACGATGATAATCAGGACATGCTCCTAACTCTAGAAGGAAAGCTTAAAGGTAAGAAATTAGCTGCAATATGATTCCCGTAGACAGTTTATTATACAAGATTGACCAAAAACTAAATAAACTGTCAACTAATGTACACCAGCAGATTAATTTAGAAGATAAAATCTTGGCCCTTAATGAGGCTCAAATTAAGCTGATAAAACAAAAGATTGATGGATTTAGTGTAATAAGTGGTATGGGGCTTGATGCGTTTAAGAAGCGCTATGAAGACCTACAAAGTTTAGTTGTCACTTACAACAGTCAACCTTTAACTCTAACGATTCTAAATCCAGAACTAAATCAGTGGAAAGCAAATCTTCACACGCTTGTTCCTAAATACATGTTCTATCTAGATTCATATATTTTGGCAGACAAAGGACAATGTAAGGATAGAAAGATTTGGATTAATAGAGATTTAGCTAAACATGGTGACCTTCAGTTTATTCTGAATAACAGTCATTACAAGCCAAGCTTTGAATACCAAGAAACATTTAACTTTCTTTCTTCTGATGAAATAAGTGTATTTACAGATGGGACATTCACCCCAAGTAAGATATATATTTCCTACATGCGCTATCCAATTTACATTGATAAAGAAGGATATGTAAAATTTGATGGAACAGATTCTATTAATCAAGATTGCGAACTTGAACTCTATCTTGAAGATGAATTGATAGACTTGACAGTACAAAACTTAGCTATGTACACAGAAAACAGTGCGGCTGTTCAAAGTGCACAAATGAGGATACAAACAAATGAATAATTTTATTCACAATCAAAAATAAAACAACATGGATTTTTCACTAACTACGTTATTCGTAGCACCAGTAGGGCAAACTGCGCTCCCTAGCTCTGGTTCTACAGACGCTCTCACTCCTGGCCAAATTGGCATCTACAGGAATGACTATTCTCTTGCAACATCAGGTAACATTGCTGCTGCTCCCTATTTTTACGTTGCGCAGGGTCGTCAAAACACTTATTTGCAAGGCTCTAAGCGTTCAGATAAGATTAAAGGAAATCCAGCTGGTACATCAGCTCTTACAAATGTAACAGAATGGTATAAAGCTGCTGGTTGTGCCACCCCTCTGGTTCAAATTACTGATGTTAGTAATTTCACCGTACAATGTGGTGACACTATAACCTTAACGCTTCGTGCTCATTCTAGTTATTTAGACACATTGTATTTCAATGGTTTCACTCGTTCTGTCACTGTACAAGCTCCTTGTTGTGATTGTGGTGCAAACCCTTGTACAAACGTAGATGTTCCTGGTTTGATTGACAAATTGATTATTGCTTTACAAAGACAAGCTCCTGGCAACAATCCTGATAACATTAGCTTGAATACATTCTATCAATTCCAGCGTCTTGGTAACAACGCAAGTGCAATTCTGCGTATCACTGCCAAGCCTTTGACTAAGTATGGTCAGCCTTGTGATGTTGCAGCTTTCCCTTATGAGTATGACAGAATGTGGTTCCGTACATTTGTATATGATGGACCAGCCACCACTGCAGACTTTATTGTTGCTGACAACTGTAATCTTGTAGCCACTGCCACTATTCAACAGCGTTCTTCTTATGCCACTGGAGGTTCTGATGAGATTGCTCAATTAGAGAAAAACTTCTACAGCTACCAAGCTGCTTATTTGAAGCATCTTTACAGAATGGCTGGGTATAATGAGAACTTTGAAAGCTATGTAAGCAGCGGTACTACATATAGCACCTATTACATTAAGTTCAATGCTTATGACAGATCTCAATATCAGTGGGGTGATTATATTGACACGGATAGCACTGTAATTATAGCTGTTCCTGCTGCTAGTTCTTTTGAAACTGCTATTGAAGCTGTTCTTGTTGCTGGTCTTGGAAGTGTAACTACAATTGGAGGAGCATGTATCACTACAACTTCTACTACCACCACTGTATGGCCTTCAACTTCTACCACTTCAACTAGAATTCCATAATAGCTAGAAGAGAGTAGAAACAAATTGATAACCTATAAGCCAGAGGGTGAGAGGATTAATTCTCAGATCCTCTGGCTTATTTTATTTAAAATAATATGGCAGATTTAAAGTTAGATATATTAGTGATTCCTACATATAGTTCATCTACATTAGGAGTTGCTGATGCATCCACATACCCAACAGACCCACCGTCTGTTTCTAGTGCCACAATTGAAATCAGTGTTCCTGGATTTGGAACTGTATTCAAACCTTTTAGTGTACAGGATTTTAATGTATTCACTACATCTAATTTAGGAATAACGGATGTAGGTGTTGTACAACCTCTTCCTGATGGCATCTATCGTTTAAAATACACAGTGGCTCCTGCGTACGAGAATTATGTAGAGAGGTCAATTATGCGTGTAGAACAATTATTAGAGAAGTTTGATAATGCCTTTATGAAGCTGGATTTGATGGAATGTGACAGAGCGATTAAAACACAAGCCAAGGTGGCATTAACATCAATAAATTTCTTTATACAAGGAGCTATAGCAGCTGGTAATAATTGTGCTGAGAATGAAGCAATTAAATTATACAACCAAGCAGACACAATGTTGAACAATTTCATCAAGAACAATTGTGGCTGTAGTGGAAACAATTACATAACAAATTTTTATTAAAATGGCAAATTGTTCAAATTGTGGAGCTAACGTAGGATGCTCATGTAACTTAGTAAACGGGTTATGTTCTTACTGTAATAGCGCTAAAACCTCACAATAATGTTATCACCAAGACTCACTAGTTGTCCAGAATGTTCAAGCATTCCTGCCCTAATCAATGAAATAGATTGCAGACTGGCAGAGCTTGCAAAGAACATGTATAACAATATTGTATATATGTTAAATCAACCTGTCCCTGTAGAGGTGACATCTGATTTAATTAACTACAAGAGAATACTTATGATTAAGTATTGTAATCCTAATTATCTACCTTTGTACACAATCAATATGATTGCCAGTAGAGTTAAAACCTTAAAATATAAATAAATGTCTTGTTCTAATTGCTATAACGGATGCGCAGAAATCATTTCTGATAAATGTGTAAAATATACAGGAGTGGATGTTCCTGTTCTTGGAATAAAGAATGGAGATTCTCTTTCATATATAGAACAATCTTTAATTGGTTTCATTACATCTATGTTGGATGGAGAGGGAATTGTTCTTAACATTAGTTCAAATGATATATGTCTAGTTGTAGATAAATACCTAGTAGATTGTGAAACTCTCAATCTACCTAATGTAATCAATGCTTTATTAAAAGGTCTTTGTGAAACCTATCAAGTGGCTGCTGGTGCTGCTGCTAGAATAGGAGCCTTAGATGATTTTTACGATTTAAAATGTATTACAGGTGTTACAGCTAGTGCTGGAATACGTAATATTCTACAAGCTACAATAAATAAACTTTGTACTGTTGATGCAGCTCTTACAGCTCTTGCATTAAATGTAAGCACAAACTATGTAAAGCTTGCTGACCTAAACTCATTAATTGCTGCTTATATAGCAAGTGTTGGAACCAATACAAACTATTACAATAAAATGGTTCCTTATACAGTGGTTGAATATTATGGTTCTTTATCTGGTTTTGATGTTACAGGTAAGGGGACAGGAATATGGGATAAAATCTATCTATGTAATGGAAACAATGGCACTCCTGACAAAAGAGGACGTGTGGCAGTTGGTGCTACAACAGGTATGGGTGGAGGTGCTATGAATAGCGCTGTAGACCCTGCAGTTGCTGGTAATCCTGCTTATGCTCTTTTAGGAACAGCTGGAGCAAATACAGTTACACTTTCTACCAATCAGATTCCTTCTCACACGCACGTAGCAACTGTTACGATAAATGATCCAGGACACACTCACACTATATTAGGAATCACTGGAGGAGATAATAATGATAATAATAACACTGTAAGATTTGCTGGAGGAGATAAAAGTCAAGGTGAAACAAGCTTTTATTTTGACAACACTCAAGCTTGTCAAACTGCAACTACAGGATTAAAAGGTTCAGGAGCTGGTGCTAATGTTAGTGTTAGTAATGCTTCTACAGGAGGTGGTTTAGCTCACAATAACTATCAGCCAGCACTTGGTTGCTATTACATAATGTATATTCCTTAATATTTCAAAAACCCTTATATATGAGTTGCGACCCTTGCAATCAATCTCCTATTTGTTCAGATGATGTTAATTACAGTGGACCAAATCTAGTTTGCACCACTGTAAACACATGTGATTCTATGTCTACAGCTTTTCAAAAGCTGAATAGTACAATATGCTCATTACAGTCTACAATAGTGATTTTACAGAATAAATTAAATTCTTACACAACAACCACTACTACATCTTCTTCAACTTCAACTACAAGCACTAGTAGCACAACTACAACTACTAGTAGCACCTCTTCCACCACTACAGTGTACAATCCAACCATATATCGTACAGCAAGATATTTAAGCGGTGCAGAAGCTGGGAATCCTAATGAATACACTGCTGTTTGGTATAGAAAGAACGGAGGAACATGGACACAAATTGGAGGTGGTGGTAGAGGTCCTATTCCATTAACATATTATGGAGTGAGCACTTTTGCTTCTCTTGGTATAGTTATTGGTGATGTAATAGATATTGGTGTAAGAGCAGTAACAACACAATCTCCTTATGAAACAAAATTTGGTGTTGGGTTTACCACCTCTCCATCAAGTGGTGTTTGGAATGCATTTTGTGGAATCACTTCTTATTACACTTTTACATTTGTAGGAGGTCATTTATATATAAATCAAGACATTTCTGGAGGTAGACTTGTTATTTGTAGTCCATGTAATACATATACAAATAATAGTGGTAGTAGTTGGATTGGTAACTATGCTGGATGTGATGGATCTATAAATATAACTGCTGTTATTGCTCCAGGAGCTTCTGTATGTGCATATCAAGGAAGCACGTACACTTCTTTTGGTACATCGTTAACATTGGGAGCTTCTTGTGGAACCACCACTACAACAACAACTAGCAGCTCTACGTCTAGTACAACCACCACTAGCACATCATCTTCAACAACCACCACTACAACAACTAGACCTTAATTTATTATAAACCAACATTTTATGAGTTGCAATGATTGTAATATTCCTTCAGATGCTATAATATATAGTGGGCCAAATCTATTATGTATTGATGTAGATAGAAGAGAATCCACCACTGTTGCTATTCAAAAGGCAGAACAGACATTGTGTGAATTACAAACAGCAGTGAATATTTTACAACAACAAATTAACGCTTTAGTTCCAACAACCACCACTACAACTAGATATTCTACAACCAGCACAACAACAACAGCTCCTGGTCTTGTTCGTATTGTTAATAATAGTGTGAATGTAACAGTGAATAATATGTGGACTTTACAATTTATTCCAGGAGGAACAGATGTTTATTATTATGCTGTTTATTATTCTGGAAATAATTTTCCATTAGCTCCTGGTCAGTCTGGATATTTTACAATACCTGGTTCAAACTCTTCAGCAATCTATCATCAAATAAATTATAGTGCTAATTCTGGAGGAGCAACATGTACTGGCACTTGTCCTGGCACTGGAGATACTGCAAATTTATTAAGTGGAGGAGGAACTACAGCAGTATTAATAGGATGTAATGGGTTGCCTATACCTCCAGGACAAGTTCGTCAACTTACAATTAACCAATAAGT